TAAAAGAGTTTATCAAAGTTGCTAACGATGCTCACGAACTTGTAGGGCATAACTCGGATATGTTCGACCTGCCTTGGATTAGAACAAGGTGTCTCTTTCATAATATTGATATGTTCCCGACATATACAACTATTGATACTTTTAAAATCTCAAAGAATAAGTTTAAATTCAATTCCAATAAACTTGATTACATAGCCAAGTTTTTAGGGGTAGGGGCAAAGATTAAAACCGATTATTCTCTTTGGAAGGATATCGTTTTAAAGAATTGCGAAACTGCAATGAAGAAAATGATTCGCTATTGTATGCAAGATGTTCTGATTCTTGAAAAGGTGCATCAGAAACTAAAGGCTCACGATGCTATTAGAACACATTTTGGAGTTTTAACTAATGGAATAAAAAGCACTTGCCCGGAGTGTGGTAGTTCAAAAGTTCATAAACAGAGAACAAGAGTTTTAGCTTCTGGCAATAAAAGAGATGAATATAAATGCCAAGAATGCGGAAGATATCATTCTAAATATGTAAAATGAGTAAACTACTTGACCAACTTATTTCGGAGTTTGAGAACAGAGAACAACGAGGACTTCGTAAGTACGGAACTTCGATGGATAGAACAGACCTATCTTTTGATGAATGGTTGCAACATTTTAAAGAAGAATTATTAGATGGTTTAGTATATTTACAAAAAATTCAAAACTTATATGACACACAAAGATTTCCCGATTATCAAGAAGCAGATTCAAGAATTAGTGAAAGTATTAACACCGGTGGAGAGGCTTCAGATACTCGAACCGCTTTGTGATAAATACCGAAAGCAATCAAGAGCAGAGATAGAAAAAGACATTATTGAATTTTCTCGAAGGAAAGGGATTCCTCGTATTAAAACAGATTACTAATGGAAGAGACAGTTGAATTACCAATTAATCTAACGCCTCACGAAGATATCGCTGCGTGTACTAATGCTCTCAATGCTTTGAGTGAATTTGATTATGGAATGATGGATGAAGAGGAAAAAGAGATTTACAAACAGATTAAGCTAATGGCTTTATATGTTATACATATCGGAATTAAAGAAATCTATACCGCTAATTTTTATGGAGAAGAAGATACACCAAGTAGTTCATAGAAAGTTAGGTAAAGAACAAGCCTACGGAATAGCCTATACCGATGAAAACAAAATGGAAATTGATGAAAGGTTACGAGGGTATCGGTATTTGTTGTATTTACTTCACGAGCATTTTCATTTAAAGCATCCAGATTGGTCAGAGACTAAAGTCAGAAATGAATCTTCTAAAACTGCCCGATTTCTTTGGCAGATGGGTTTTCGTTTGGTAGAGTTAAAATGATTTCCTTGATACAATAGTTTTTTTAAAATAAATATCTTTCCAATTTTCTTTCCCAATAAATAAGTTATAGAAACTTTCTGGGTTTAAATAAATACTTGCACTTTTCTTTGTGCAAGACTTACATTGATTCCTTCGGTAGCCTTCGGTTAAGTTAAACTCTGTTTCTGGTTTATTCTTTTTACAATCTTTACAAATCATTTTCTTAATATTGAATATATTACTAACATCAGTTCAGCGAGTGGTTTCTTTTGGTCATCTTTTACGTTTTGTCTATTTGCCCAATCTGTAAAGTCCTTTCCTAATAATAAGCATTCATCATACGCTCCAATGTACTTATAGGTGTAGACAATCCAATTGCAACACATTCTGATTCCTTTGTGCTTTGTATAGCAGTTAATAAAGTTGCGAGGATTCTTTTCGTATTCTCTGGCATAGGTTAAACTTAACTCCACAAAAGAGTTATTAACTATCTCATTGAATACATCAAGCCTGTCTTTTGCTGAAAGGTCTTTCCAAGTCATTTTTCGTTCTTTATGAAATAAATATAACTAAAGCCTTTTTTCTTTTGCTCTTGAAAATAATCGTTTAAAATCATTTGCTTGGCTTCATCAACTTTATCTTGGTAGTATTTTAGATAAGCGTTCATTTGTATTTTGCCATCTACCATTAACCTATCGTAAATATGTGGGTGCATTTGTCTGGTAGATACCCCATTTAGATAAGCTGTATAACTTTTGTTTACTTCTTTGTTCCAGTCTTCTTGTTTTTCTGGATATCTTTGATCATAAATACTAATATCATAAGTCAGTAATGGGGTTTCATAATATGATCTTTTTTGACCTTTTTTATTGTTATAACTACGAACCCAATCAATGATTGTTTCAGGATCTAAATTATATATTTTTCCAAAATCACCACTTATACCAGATTCAAATATTGCCACTAATTCATTCATAGAAATTTCAGGATATCTTTTTTTTAATACTTTAATAACAAGTTGTTCGGTTTCATTTGTTACTTTTTTAAATTGTCTTAAATATTCAAATGCTTGATTAATCATAATTCACTTAATTTTTTATCACCTATAATATTTAATTTATATTCTATTGATTCTTTAGTTGGTTCTATTTTTGTTCGTGATATCCATCCGCTTACAGAGTGTTTCCAAGATTTCATTTTGTTCTTACCTACAACCCAACCAATACTTTCATAGTAATCAATAAATCGTTTAGCTTGGTGCGAGGCGGTTTTATCATCCCACTTATTTAACATCTCTTCCTTTACTTGTTCTTCGGTTGGCTTATTAAAACCTTTACCTTGTATTTCTTTTGTTTGATATTCTACATCATACTTGGAAAGCAAATCTATAACTTTTCTATGAATAGGACTTGATGGGTTTAACTCTGTTCCGTATTGGAATGTTACAAAGTCAATACATAATATTTTCCCATCTGATAAACGCTCAAACTGATTTCCGTTATCAATATTTAAAAGCATTTCTTCATCTACTTTGCTTCCTATAACATAAGTTGCTAAAGTAAAGTTAGGCTTCCAGATACCGGCAAGGTCGCATTTATCTCTTACATATTTAACTAAACATTTCTCGGTTGGTGTGCATGACATAAACCATTCTTTTTCCCAGATATCAGTATCAACAAATCTCTTAGGCATTTTCATAGTATTTTATATTTTCAGCAAATTCGTTATTACTTTCATGTCTCATAAAAGGAGCATATTGTAAAATAACTCTTTTATATTCAGTTGATATATTTAATTTTTCGGCAATATTATAAAGTTTTTTATAATATGGATAAAAATATGGATCTTTAACTTTAATATAATTTTCTATTGTTTTTCTTTGAGCACTCATTGGAGAATGATCTTGATATCCACAAATTGTAGCTATTTCAACTATTCTCATTGGAAAATGCATAAAAATAAAATATGATAATGCTTGTCTTATAGAAGCTATGTTAATATAATTATCTTTTCTATAAACAACTTTTTTTGGATATCCTGTTTTCTTTTTTCTTAAATCTTGTATAGTAATATTATATTCTTTACAAACTTCTTCTACTAATAGTTTTGCTTGATCTGATGTATTCATTTTATTTATTTTTTAATTTATAATGTTTTTCATACATATGCATATTACAAGAATAATGAAAATACGCACCTATTTCAATATTTAATTCATCTGCAACAAGTTGCTGCAATTTAGAAAAACAATATTGATCATTACAAAAACCATATACTAAATCATTGCTTCTCATTAAAGCTTGCATGTTTAATTTATTATCTGTGATATAAAAATTAATCGCATAAGTACATATTGTATCTTTTTTGTATAAATCTATTTCTTTTCCATCATATAATGAAATAGAGGCTTTTCTTGTTGTTTTATCATTTTTTAATAATTCAATAATTTTATTTAATTGATTATTTCTCCTCCATTGATAACCATAATTTGAGTTAACATTACAATTTTCATCCATCATGTTTTTCCAAATCTTTGCTTTTTTTGATATTTCTTCTGCATTATTATCTCCATTTAAATACCAATCCCACTCATAATCTGCGTAATCTTTATTCCATTTTCTCCATGATGTACTTATATTATTATCATTTGGATTTAATATATCGAACCCTACATTATAAAGCACTTTAGTATTGTTTACTATAATACCATAATTATTAATTAAATCATAGTAATACTCGAATGCTTCTTGAGCATTATCAAATTTTTTGTAATACATTATATTGATTTACCATTTAAAAAATCTATTAATTGGCTTTTATTAACATGTTTTTTATAAGTACCGTCTATTGATTCTAAAGTGGCCGTGTCATAAGGATAATTACCTCTTATTACTAACACTCTAATAACCCAACCATCTTCTTTCTTTGGTAATACTTGTCTTAATTTTGTTAATGTTAATTTTTGGCCTTGTCTTACTGGTTCTTTATCATGTTTACTTTCTATTATTGATATTATTTTATTTTCATAATCATTAATAATCATATCTATATTATTAACAACCATTGTTTTTTTACAATAATTAGAAACAAAATAATTTAATTTAGAACCAAAATAATTGGGATCATATTTTTTTGACGAATGTTCCATTTATCATTTCTCCTTTTCTATTTTTTATTTGATCAAATGCTGAATTAACACAATCCTCAAAATTTAAATTACATAATTCTGATAAATTTACAAGAACAACAACGCAATCACCAATAGCATCTATAATTTCTTCCTGATCTGATTTAAGTATAGATTTAGATAATTCGCCTGTTTCTTCTAATAATTTTAAAAATTGTGTTTTAGGATCTCCTTTTTCATAGATTCCTCTTTCTTTTGCCCATTGTCTGATGTCATCAAATTCGTTAGATAGTTTCATTTTTCCAGTTTTTTTGTGATTTAATATTTAATTTATTTATACTTGATTTTATTTCTCCTGCTACATTCCAAAATAGATCACCATCTTTTAAATATTCCCAAACTTTAGCATCATAATTTTTTGCGCTTGGAAATGGAGGCAATATTAATGAATTTTGATGAAAATCTCTATAATGAGAAATTATATTTGCTCTTCCCTTTTCTCCATCTTTAATATTCCTAGAAACGGCGACACCACAAGCCTCTGAATTAGGCCAAGCTATTTGTAATGCCCTATTTAAAACACCAGTTGATATAGCTGTCCAAAATCTTTTAGGTTCTTTTATTTTTGACGCAGTTTTAATTATCATTGCCGTAACTAAAGGGTGTTTTAAACCTAATGGAATAAAGTACGCGTCATTTTCTTCAGACCACTTTTTAGCTATATTATTTAAATTAGGCATTGCCGCAATTCTATGAAAATAGTATTCACAACCTTGCTCAATACAATAGGCTTGATGTTCAGATATAATTTTACTAGATGGCATAAACAAAACTAACTTCTTATTATATTTTTTACATAAATTGGTAAGAGAAATACCAGCAAAACCATATCTCGGTTGAACATATACTATTTTATCTGATTTGCAATTAGCTATTAGATACTCTCCAGCTCTAGCTTTTGAACCAACATCAATTAAATCTTCTCTAATTACTCTAATACCATTGTAATTCTCTTCTACTGGTTCGTCAAAACTACTCTCAAAATTATCAACCATTTCAAGATATTCTTCTTTTGTATAAATATTATCTTTATTTATTTGCGAAGAAGTAATTGAAAATTTTGGTATTCTTGATTGTTCCATATTTTTTTTAATTTAGAATTGTTTTTATAAACTATATTATTATTTTTTGCTATATGATACTTTGATTGATAATCTAAAAAATATCTTACTGGATCGCATAATCTAGAATCTTCAACACTATATGGAATAGAATTATACCTGTTAGCCAAAAATTGTATTGCCTCAAAATGATCACATTTCCCAAATATTGCTTTTATACATTTTTGAGCATTAGTTCCTGGGAATATCATACTTTCTCTACTAATATAATTAGGAAAATATTCAGCAATATCAGCGGCAAATGCACTTAAAACAAATTTTTGTTTTTTAAAACCTAGTTCATTTAAATATTTATTTCCATGATTTACAAAATCTATAATATTAATATTACCGTCCTTTATATATCTGTATAATTCATTAACTAATTTAACACTATATTTTAATATAAAGTTTCTTAAACCTATAGAAAATTGAGGTAATAAATAACCAGAATTATTACTAAATTTATTTTGTGGTAAATCTTCTAACCAATGGGATGTTGTGTATCTTTTATTTAATATACTATTAACTATCCAAAAATTACCAAAACCATGTGAACCAGGTTTATAATCAATACCTGATCCACACAATCTAAATAAATAAAATAACATAAGTTTATCTATTTCTTCTGTAATTTGATGATCTTGAAATCTAATACCATTTCCTTTTGGATCGTTCTGTTTTTTATCAATAGCTTCTAAAAAAGAAGAAAATGCAGCATATTTTCTATCTAGCATATCATATATAGGAACATGAAAAATCAAATCATCGTCGATCAAATATTTTAATTCTTCTTCTGATTTTATGATGCAATTTTTATCATAATAAAATGATTGCATTAATAAACTCTTTTCATGGTATTCGTCTAAAGCATCTAATATTATAGGATTGATATTCATATTAAATTTTTTTGATAATATTTTGGTCTAATATGTACAGATTGCTTTGGTTCCATAACATTATTTTCATAATAGTCTATATTGTTATACCATTTTTCTGGCCACTTGTATGTTTTTAAACCTGAATTATTTATAGAATTATTGAATATATAAACTAATTCCTGCCTCTGTTGTATTGATCCAAAATATTTTTCTCCTTTATATAATCCAGTTCCAGGTATTTTTCTTGATTCAGATTCTATAGGTAATAAATTAACTATCTCACAATTATATTTATAACAATAATTTAAATATTTATCTATTAATAAATTTAGTTCTAGTTCTGGATTATTCAATCTACATATATGAAATCTTATATCTATATTTCCAAAATATATAATTTTTTTATCATAATTTGATAAATCATAGTTTAATTTTAAAAAACCATACAATGTTTTACCATCAATTCTTTTTATTGTATATTCTTTATTAAACCACGCCGATATTGAATGGGAATCTCCAATAACTATATTATTTTTTCCAGGTAATTCTATTTCTTCAAATAAATTATTATATGAATAATTTAATTTTCTTTTATTAATAAAATCTATAAATTGAAAACCATCCAACGACTTAATTAATCCTTTATAATTTATTAATTTATTGCATCTGTTTTTTACATCTTCATTAATGCCTCCTATAATATTAAAAACACCTTTTTTAAAATTAGGACCATGGTAAATTATTAATTGATCATAATTATCCCAATTATCTTTTTCCGATAATACATCCGCATCAAATAAATTTTTTACTATATTAACCATACCGCTAGAATGCGAATTTATTGATGTAGCTGGGTTATTTAATATACCTATAATACCTGTTTTCATATTTTTTCATTTATATAGTTATTAAGTGCAGCTAAATAGGCGATGCAGTCTAGAAGATTGTCTTCTTTATGATTAAATGCCTGTCTGCTTAATTTTAATGCAACTATTGACATATACATATCTTCTGGTTTTATATTATATTTATTATTTGTTAAGCAGTTAAATAAATTTGCTGCGTTTACCATTCCTTCTGAAAAACTACCATATTGTCTTTCTTTTTCTTCTGATCTTAAATTTACTATTTCGTTTGCTTTTTCTAAAATATTCATAAATTTTATTTATATGTTTCTATAATTATTTCTAATTCACTCCTTGACCATTTCTTTTTGCGTTGTTCGGCTTCCGCTTCCAGTCTCAAAACAAATTCTTCGCCATACCTTTTAACAAGTCCTTGTCTGTATTTTATTAGGTTACCAGATAGGTACATATTGCAGCGTATACATTGTCCGTTAGTATTGAAATAAGCTACTTCGTGTGGTAAAGCAAATCGTAAAGCAGAGTGTTGCCCTTGTGAAAAGTAATGCCCTGCTTGTTGTACTTCATTACCGCAACTTATACAACCAAATTCTTTGTCTCGCTCCCGGATATGAGCGTTGAATTTGTCTTGAGCCTTCTTGAGTAATTTCGGAAGGGGAATTAGTTTAGCCATTAGAACGGAAGGTCATTTGGTGGAGTGTTATCGTGTGTAAACTTTGGATCTGGGCGATGTCTAAATTCAGATTGCTCCGGTTTCCAATCATTAATACTAATAGAAACATCCTTTCCGTATTGATCTGGTTCGGATTTAATATTAATATTTACTTTGATAAATCGGTTACCATTATACTCTTGGATATGTTCTTTGATTTTATCCAAGTTAATAGAGGCTTGTAACCAAGTGTCTGATTTTTTCTTACCGCTCCCGCAGTAGATTTTGTGTTGTTTTTCCATTGTGTTTAGATTGTTTCGTAAATTAATTCTTTTTTGTCTGGTAATCCTTCTTGTTCTAAATGTTTGGCGAATTTAATTACTGTTTGATAAACTTCATCTTCATTTGCCAAATCGAACAAAAAAACTTTAATAAGGCTTTCGTATTCTCCATCAACATTGTGATAGACAGAATAATACTTGCGGTCAAGTGTGACCTCTCTGTAAACTTTTAGATTCATAGTTTTAAATTTTGATTCGGAGCCGGTGGAAGATTCGAACTCCCATCTCCTTACAAAGTAAAGGTGTTACCAATTACACCAACCGGCTAACCCATTAACCTTGCAACTGCTTTCTAAATTGCAAAGCCTTACGGAGCGAAGTAAAGTTTTTACTTACTCTTACTCCATTGGATTGAACTCGTACTCTGTACGAATTGCCTTCTTTCTGAATGTTCGAAGGTGTTTTTGCTTTCATATAACAGGGGTTTAGTAAAAGATACTCTTAATATCAAAATCTGTTTCTATTGCTTTATCCACGATTTGTTCATCAACCCAATCAGAACCTTCTATCCATAAAATATTCCAATCGTATTCATCAGCCTCGAAAGGTTCTATCCTACCAACATACAAAGTAAATTCAACTTTTGCTGAAATATCCTCGTACATTTCTGTTTCGGGATTAAATACTGTTAGTGTGATAACTTCGGTTCTGGTCATTATTTTAAGTTTACAGATATTGTAGTTGTAGATGTTTTGTTCGGTGGGTATAAGGTTACTACTTCATCTTCAATCAAAGTTTCTAAACCTTGACTTGGAATTGTTTTTAAAAACTTTTCTCTTGCCTTTATTTCATCTTCTAAAACTACCAATTTGTTTTTTAGATTATTGTAGACCGCATCTTGGCAAACTGAATAATCATACTTAACTCCCATTTCTTTTATCTCAAATTTTGCGTTGTAATGCTCAAAGGTCTTCCCGTATTTATAGGCTTCATCCAAGGTTAGTTCTCGGTAACTTGGATTAGAAGTTATCTGCTTAATCAAGTCCTCTAAACACTTTACTTGTAGATGTAACTTTAAAGGGTTTAAGAGACCTTCCTTTGCGTTATTTATTACCGCTTGAGCAAACTCTTGCCTTTCGGTTTTAGATGTCTCAAATAGGCTTAAATCGGTTTGGGTAGCTATATTCATTTTATAGTTTTTTTGAGGTGGTTGTTAATGTCCTTTTGACTTGGGTTCGGTATGGCATCAAATACTTGATTAGAGGCTAAATCTTTAAATGCCCTATCGTAATCATCACTAGTTAAAATGCCTGTAATACGAATATACAATTTATCCCGAACCTTTCCTTCGTAAGAGGAAGTTTCTAATAAAGCAAGTAGTTCATCTCTTTTATTGTCTCCGACTTCATCTTTAATAAAATCCATTTCTTCGGCAGGAGTAGCCTCAAAACCTGCTGCTTTCATAAGCCAAGCAAGAATGTTACGATAGGCTTTACCTACCGCTCTTGTTTGAGCCATTGATGCGATTGCGTATTCATCGAATCTTCTCTTGGAGTTTTCTTTGTTAGAGCAAACCGCATAGCCTCTGGAAAGTACTACCGAATCGGTAAGGCGAATAACTTCAACCATTGCTTCGTACTTTAATTCGGTATCGGTAGAAAGATTCTTTACTTCTCTAACAACTGGGATTAGTCCTAATTGGCTACCGGCAAATTGCCAAGCCTCTACAAGTGGGTAGTTCTTTCCTTGAATGTTGGCGGTTAGTTTTCGCTCTGTTACAAAGGTTTGAAGGGTAGAAGCAACTTGTAGTGCTTCGTTTGGTTTGGTTAGTTCCATTGTTTAAATTTTTTATAGAGTGAATGTACTTCAAAAAATACACATACGGAAATGTAAACTATCAGGCAAAGAGTTCCGTAAACGAGATAGTGAATTATTTTATCTTTTAGATTCATAATAGTATTTTTAAAAATTAGGGGGGCATTTTGACCAAAACCCAGATTATTACCCCCCTTTTCGTTTCAGATTAAAGTCCTCAACGAGATGGACTTTTCAGTAGTGAGTAGATATAATTTATCCACTCGTTAAAATCTTTAGGCGGGTTCTTTGGGTAAACTGTTTTCATTGATAAATATTTTTTTTACTTGTTTCATATTAAAGGTCTGTCCTGCTAAAAAGAAAGCCATTGCTATACTTTCTGAATCTGCGGAAGGTGGGAACATTACATCAATAGCAATTTTCCCTTCGTTACTTGCTGAATGGAATTGTGCAGAGAATAATCTGTTTTCTTGTAATAAAAATTCTGCTGCTTCTGCGGAGGTGTGGATTCTGATTTTCATTTTGGTTAGTTTTTAAAGTGAATGAATGTCTTGAAGTAAACCTACTAAATACATTACAATTAGTAGAACAATTCCGAGTTTGATTTGTGGTTTCATTTTGTTTGGATTTATTTGTTTTTATCTTTTATCCATTCGTTAAAAGTAATTTCATTTATTTCTATATCCATAAATTTTGCCTTTGCTTCTTCTAAACTTATATCAGCAATAAAATGTGTATCATTTGCTGAATTTCCTTGTAAAGCCCAATACAAGGTATTTTTTCCATCTTTCGTTTGAATGTGCATAAACTTAACCACCTGCATAAAATTGGGGTTATTGGGATGTTTGTGGCTTGTCCATTTAATGATTTTTTCCATTTTGTTTGGTTTTGCTTGTGGTTTCATTGTTTTTGTTTTGTTTAATAAAGCAAAGTTATATACTTTTTCAATACATAGTAGAAAAACAAGTAACTTTTTTTACTTATTTTATAACTTATTGGTTTACAATGAGTTATGGTATAGTTAAAAAGCTATGAAATAGCTATGTAATAGGTATAGTATACCCTACCGGATAGGGTACAATATAAAGAAGAATAAGAGGTATAATATAAAGAATAAATTATATATAGTAGTTTTATATAGAAAGTGAATAGAGATCAAATTATACAAGAATTATATCTTTCTGAAGATATCAGAAATGCAATATCTAAAATGCAACCGTATGAACTTCAAGAAGATTTATTACAAGAAGTATTTTTAGTTTTGTGCGAGATTAATGAAGATAAGTTAATTGATATGAACAATAATGGATATTTAAAATATTTTACAGTTAGAACCATTTTAAATATGGCTAAAAGTAATAGAAGCGAATTTTATTTTAAATTTAGAAGAATATTCGAAGAGATACCTTTGTCATATCAAGCAGTTAAAGAAGATTATGATGAAACAATTTTTAGCAAATTAAATAAAGGAATGGAAGTTTTGCATTGGTACGAAGCGGAACTTTTAAAACTCTACTCACACAATAAAAACCTTTTAGCAATTTCAAGAGAAACAAAGATTCCTTACCGCTCTTTACTAAAAACAATTCGTAAGGCAAAGACACTTTTAAAATATAAAATCAGAAACAATGAACTTGATTGAAATTATTTTAGCAGCTAACTTTTTTTCATTTTACTTTATTACTCAAAATGGTTTTCCGTTTAAATGGAAATTAGATTTCAAACCTTTTAACTGCACCCTATGTTTAACCGCTTGGATTGCTCTTTTTCTTTTCTTGCTTCCGCAAGTTGTAACTGATGCGGTTGTTTGTATGTTCGGAGCCGGAGTAGTATCGCCATTTTTTAAAAACTTTTTAAATAATTTGTATGAACCAAAAAGACCTTGATTATTGTAAGCAATACATAATCAATTTTGAATCAGTTAAATTAGGATTTACTCGTAACATTCCGTTTGATGTACTTGGAGAATACGAAAGAATGTACCGGGATTATTTAGATGCACAATTTCATCTAACCTATTGGTGCGGAGAATGTGTATTTGATATGCTTAAAAGATTAATCGTACTTTACGAAAATGCACAACCGCAGAATAATATTGAAGTTGCACAACAGAAAGTGCAAACAGAGGTTATCCAAAACACAATAGAAGAAGTAAAGAAAAAAAGAGGCAGACCTAAAAAATGAGAATACTTGTTTTAACAACACAAGGAAGCGGAGTTGGCTATCACCGATTAATGCTACCGATTTACTATTTAGAAAAAACGTATGCTTTCTTTACTGATACTTTAACGGATGAAGTATTGGAAGAGAACTTTGATATCGTTCTATTCAATAGGTTTATTCCCGGTATTCCTCTTGAAACTCTTTTAGAAAAGAGAAACAAGTACGGCTTTAAAATGATTTGCGATATAGATGACTATTGGATTTTGGATAGGTCACACATTTTGGAAAGTGTTTATCCAACGCAAGAAATAATCAATCACATCAAAGAAGCAGATTTAGTTACTTGTACTAACGAAAAGTTATGGAATGAGATTAGACCTATAAACTCGAACGTAGCTATTCTACCAAACGCACTTCCGTATGGTAATGACCAATTCACAGATGTAAGAGAATACACCGATAAAGTAAAGTTCGTTTACACAGGCTCAATAACTCACGAAGAGGATATTAAGTTAGTTCAATTTCCTTTTAAGAAAGTAGCTTCTGATTCTGTTTTAAGAAGTAAGGTTCATTTTCAACTTTGTGGCTTTGATGATTCTGGAGAAGGCTCGGCTGCAATTTGGCATCGGATGATTTCAAACTTTACTTGTGGTTTGAAGTTAGGAGATGTAAGAAGATTCCTTCCTGTAACGGAGTATATGAATTTCTATAACGATGCGGATTGTTCTATTGTTCCGTTAAGAGCCACGAAGTTCAATGCAATGAAATCTAATCTAAAACTTTTAGAGGCTGCTTCAAAGAAGATTCCTGTTATCGGTAGCCACGTAGAGCCTTATTTAAACTCGCCAATGATTCAAGTTAATCAACAAGGCGATTGGTATAAGGAGATTAAAAAAGTTACCGAAGATGCTATTTATAGACAGGAAAAGGGTTTGGAACTATTCGAATGGGCAGTTGCAAACTTTAGTTTATTTAAAGTAAATGATAAAAGAAAACAATTATATCAATCAATGAATGGTAGTTGAGTTATGGCTAAATCAGGAACTATTGGAAAGATATCTTTCGGAAAGAGAAGAAAAGGAAAGGCTAATAAAGGAATTAATAAACATAATCGAAAGGAACGAAATTATCGTGGGCAGGGTAAATGATATTAAATTCTTAAAGGTTAGTAACTAATGTTTATTCATCCTACCGCAATAATCTATCCCGGAGTAATAATAGAACCCGGTGCTTACATTGGGGAGTATTGTATTATTGGTTCCCCCCCAGAATGGAAAGGGTATGAACATATTGAAGGATTAGTTTTAATTATGAGCGGAGCAAGATTAACAGGATTGGTTACTGTTGATTCTGGAACTGATAAGAGAACAATAATAGGAAGGGATTGTTATTTGATGAAACATTCGCACGTAGGTCACGATGCTATTTTAGCCGAGAACGTCACGATAAGTTGCGGAGCAAAAGTAGGTGGGCATTCAGTAATCGAAAGGAATTGTAACATAGGACTAAATGCAGTTATTCATCAGAAGATTAGAATACCTGAAGGGTGTATGATTGGTGCTTCGGCTTTTGTAGGTAAGAAATCTATTCTAAAACCTTTTCATAAATACGCAGGAGTACCTGTAAAAGAAATAGGATTAAATGCTCGTTAATATTATCTTTTTAGATTACGAAAGGCACACCTTTACAGAGCAAGTAAAGAACAAAAACTTCTCTAATGCAGGGTATGATTTTTCTTTTACTCAAGTAGGAATGAAAGGAATATCACGAGCCTTGAACTATGGAATCTCAAGAAGCAAAGCCTTTGATGCTGTGGTAACAATGGCTAACGATATTTTGATGCCAGACAATTGGCTTTTAAGAATGGTAGAAGCGGCTTTAAATATTCCCAATACAGGAATGTGCGGAATACATTGCGTAGAAGGAATCAATCCCCTACAAACAATTAACGGAATACAAATACACCCACAAGATGCTTCATTCGGAAATGTCTTAATACCGATGGCAGCAATAGAAAAAATAGGATATTTTAATGAGGCTTATGATCCCTATGGAATGCAAGATTCCGACTATGCCTATCGTTTAAAGATGACCGGACACATAAACTACTATTTGCACGATTTAAGGTCTGAACATATAGGACACGATGTAGGACAAGACACCCCTTATAGAAAGATGAAAGATGAAGGATTGAGTAAGTGTGATTACTTATGGGCAAGAGAAACAAAAAAATACCACGATAACAACGATTATACTATCTTCTTAAACGAATACGAATGATAACGATTGGTGGTCAAATAGAATCAATCTCAAGCCGAAAGGATAAAACAATAAAACTAACAATAGGGACACAAGAGTTAAACCCTACTCAAGCGGCTGAACTCTTTACCCTAACTCAACAATTTTGCTATTTAGCTTTAAAACCAGAATACTTTACAAAAGAAGAAACCGACCTAATAGACAACCTTAAAGCAGACCTTGATACACAAAAGACACCCTCTCAAAGATTAAGAGGTATCTTATTCCTTAACTATCAACAAGATAACAAAGGATATAAAGATTTCTCAACCTATTATCAAAGCGAAATAGATAAGATTTGCGAACACTATAAAAATAAACTGTGAAACAAGTGTGACTATGGCTAATGAACAGAACTTAAAACCTTTTAAAAAAGGGTACGATGTAAGAAGGAATTATGATGGTGCGCCTCGTAAGGTTATATCTCATTTGTCTGAAGTAGGTTATACCAATAGAGAGATTGTGGATACTATGATGGCTATTGTCGCTTTAACACAATCCGAACTTCAAGAAATCATTGATAATGAAACAAATACTGCTCTTGAAAGAACAGTTGCTAAAGCGGTTTTAAAAGGTTTAGAGAAAGGTAGTTTGTATAACTTGGAAACATTAATAACGAGGTCTATTGGCAAACCAAAAGAAACGCAACAAGTTAGTTCTGATTCAAGAATAGAAGTAGTATTTGTAAATGGGAAAACCATTCTATGAGAATTGAGTTACCTACTCCACATATCAACCAACAAGCTATTATTGATTCTCAATCAAGGTTTAGGGTTGTACTTGCGGGGCGAAGGTTTGGTAAATCGGAACTTTCGCAAATAGAAATAATAGTCAATGCCTTACAAGGTAAACAGGTTTTCTATGTTACCCCTACCTACAATTTGGCAAGAGTCTTTTTTGACCAATTAAGTAAAGCAGTTCCCTTTGAATCTAATAAATCTGAACTATCGATTAAATTCCCAAATGGGGGAGCGGTTTACTTCTTTACAGGGGAACGATTAGATAACCTACGAGGTAGGAAGTTTCACTTCGGGGTTATAGATGAAGCCTCGTTTATTCCTGACCTTGAAAACGGATGGTTAAACTCAATCCGACCTACCTTAACCGACTACAAAGGAAGAGCCTTGTTTATCTCTACACCAAAAGGTAAGAACTTCTTTTACTCTTTATTCCTTAAATCTGGCGAACCAGATTGGGAATCGTTTAAGTTTACCACTTATGATAATCCCTATATCGATAAGACGGAAATAGATGATGCAAGGCTTCAACTTCCCGAAGTTGTCTTTGAGCAAGAATATATGGCTAATCCTGCCGAAAATGCCTCTAATCCTTTTGGGAGTAGTTATATCAAGCAATGCACATTTGAGGTCAGCCACGAGGCTCCTATTGCGTTTGGTATTGATTTGGCGAAGTCGGTTGACTTTACTGTAATCATAGGCTTGGATAAAAACGGCTCTGTTTGTTACTTTGATAGGTTTCAAAAGGATTGGAGACAGACAAAGCAGGTTATTAACAACCTACCTAAAATTCCAATGTTAATAGATTCAACAGGAGCGGGAGACCCAATCTTCGAGGACTTGCAAAGGGATGGCTTAAATGTAAGTGGGTTTAAATTTAGTTCGACCTCAAAGCAACAATTAATGGAAGGTCTCGCTTCGGCTATCCAACAAAGAAAGATAACCTTCCCACAAGGACACATAACTGAAGAACTCGAAATATTTGAATACCAATACACCGCTACCGGGGTTCGCTATTCAGCACCGCAAGGCTTTCACGATGACTGCGTAATGTCTTTGGCTCTTGCTTGGCAACACTACTCACGAAATACAGGACAAGGGAAGTATTCTTTCGCTTGAACAAACTAAAGGTTTTTTCTATTTAAGGATATGACTTGGAAAGACCTTAACGTATTTCAATGGCAACAACTCAATGACCTTTTCCTAAAAAGTAAAGATGTTACTGATTTAGATTTGGCAATAAGTGCTGCTTCTATTTGTACCGGCTTAACGGAACACGAAATAGATTCCTTACCTATAAGCGATTTAAACCCGCTTTTAAAGGCTATTTCTTTTATCCACGAAGAACTAAAGCCACAACCAGAGAAGTTCATAAAACTTAAAGGAAAGCGTTACAAGTGTATCTACGATGTACGTAAGATTCCTGCGGCTCGTTACATAGAAACTAAACACTTCGGAAAAGATGTAAACGCTAACCTTCACAGAATAGCTGCTTGTATGGTTATGCCGATGAGGAAAACCTTATTCGGTTGGAAAGTAGATAAGTACGATGCAAGTAAACACGAACAATACTCACAAGACATTTTAGAAGCACCAATAACGCAAGTCCTCGGAAGCGTGGTTTTTTTTTATCAAGTATACAGAAATTGGATAAAGAGTTCGAAGGATTATTTGATTCGGGAGATGATGGAGAACAAACTAACGAGATATCAAGCCGAAGCGGTTCATCAGTCTTTATGCAGTATTATGGATGGATATACCAAACCGAATTGGTTGCTGCATTCGAAAGAATCACGCTTGAAGAGGCTTATGAGTTACCTACGCTCCAATTCCTTAATGACTTGGCATATCTTAAATCGAAAAGCGAATACGAAGCAGAAGAACTAAAAAAAGCGTATGGCAAAAAGTAGCAAACAGAATTTAGATGAAGTATTTGCAGGTTTAGAAAACGTAGTTCCGGGTTCTAAAGAATATGAGGAAGTCAATCTAATTGGGGTTGATAAATACCTTCGTGTATCTATTGAGGCATTTTTAAAAAGAGCAAACGATAATATAATAAAATATAATTTAGTTAGTTCTGGAAATTTACAAGATTTAGGTTTTAGTGTTACAGAAAATAATAATGGTTATACTATAACAGTTGGATATAGTAAAGATAATCCGGCTTCAGAATATTATGATTATGTGAATAAAGGGGTAAGGGGTTTTATATCAGGAACTCCAAATTCGAAATATACATTTAAAAGTGCTTTTCCAAATAGGAAAATGGCAGCTAACATATTTTCTTGGATAAACAAAAATAGAATTAGAGATAAATATGAGGCTAATGTTAATAAAAGTCAACTCGGAAAAAAAAGAGCAAGATTAACTAAAATGGTTAGCGAGGCTGAAAATAAAAGAAGTTTAGCTTATGCAATAGCCACAGGAATAAAAAAGAAAGGTTTGAAAAGAACATTATTCTTTGATGATGCAATAGCATTCGCTTTTGGTCAAGATTTTGTAAATGGATTAGCAAAAATATTAGGCAAACAAATAACGCTACAAATAGGGGGAAATTATGGCAATAGTAATCAATAGTTCACCGGATAATTATTCAAGCCTACACGCTCCGTTATGGTATGTGGTAGGTTCAAATAATAACTTGCAAACAAACTTTAAATATGTTTGTGATGTTTACGTAGGTGGCAATCTCGTGGCAAGGTTAAAATCATATCCACAACCTGTATCAACAAAAGGTATATTTAATGTTTCTTCAATAATAAGAAACTATTGGGCATCATATTTTAAACCAGACATCGTAACCCCTTCGGCTTTCTCTTATACAGGTTCAGATATTTATGTAGATTTTGAAATTAAATTCGGAGAAGAGTACGATGGAACTACATACACAAATTTAGCTACAAGCACAAAGAGAGCCTATAACTACGTTCAAGATTATCTTTACACTCCGACAAGTCCGATGTATCTTACTCCGTTAGAATACGAAACACAATACCAAGGAATTTATTTATCAAATCGTGACTATGCCAATATCTACTTTAACAAAGAAAGATTACAGACAGGGTATTTATTCCTTTCCTTTTTATCGGATGCGGAGAATACTACTAAAACACACTCTATTGATGTTTCTGTTTACAACGGAAGTACAACAACAAACTACACAGGAGCAGGGGTAAGTTTTAAGGACTTCGCTTTGTTAGACATTTCTCCACGAGCAATTAACGATTATATTGCTTCATCAATAATTACTTCCACTACTGTTTATTATGATGTTAAAATAAAGATTGCAGGAAATTTAAGAGACACCGCAAGAGTGTATTTAAATTGTACGCAGAACGATGTAGTTACTTTACATTTCTTAAATGCTCTTGGTGGTTATGATACGATGGATTTTACCGCAGTTAATAGACAAACAAGAAACGTAGAAAAGAGTTTGTTTGAAGGTTTTGAATACGGCTATAACGATGGAGTGTATGATGCATCAATGAGTAGGGCAAATTCTTATGGTGTTTTGTATGGTGGTTATAATCAATTTGCTACTAGACAAAAATTGACATATAGGTTAATCTCTGATTGGTTAAGTTATGTAGATTATTTGTGGGTTAAACAATTAACTGCTTCTCCAGAAGTATATCTTGAAAGAGGAAATAATTTCCTTCCTATTCAGATAAGCACAAATACTTGGACAGAGAAAAAGCGTTACGCAGATAAGACATATAATTTAGAACTTGACATTGAAATAAGCAATAATATAAACTCTCAATTCAGATGATAACTGAAATCTACATTGAAGATACTAGGTTAGATTTAAGCAAAGATTTATCATCGGAGTTCACGTATGCTATTGATGATATACAAGATTTTGCTTCACGAAATACTAACTTTTCTAAAACAATAATCCTACCCGGTAATGCAGTCAACAACAAAATATTCGGACATACTTTTGAGTTCACATCAAGCAACTTCTACAACCCTTCAGCAGATAATGTGGGTTACAACTTTAACGCAGCCAAAGCAGCAAGTTGTGTTATATATGTAGACAAGATTCAAGTATTTAAAGGCATTATAAGGCTTTTAGAGATAACCATTGACAGAGGAACGATAGAATACGAGTGTGCGGTTTTCGGTGAATTAGGCGGTTTTATTACGGCTTTAAATAATCTAAAACTTGAAAATTTAGATTTTAGCAGTTATGACCATCAATGGAGTTATAATAATATTGTAAATTCTTGGCAACAAGCATCGGGTACAACGGCATCGGGAATGGGGTATTATTACCCACTTATTGATTATGGTCAAGTTTCACACCCAGATAATAACCATCCGAAAAGAAGTTGGTTATATAAAGCATTGAGACCGGCTTTATTTGTTAGGGAATATTTTGATAAGATTATTACCAATTCTGGTTATACTTGGGAAGGGGATTTTTTAAATTCAAACTTATTTAAAAGATTAATAATTCCCAATAATCAAAAGTCATTCTCAAGATTAAAAAATTACAATTTCCAACGTAGAAACTCAAGTTATACGTTTACGGAATTAGATGGAACTTCTAAATTATTTCCCTTATCTATTTCTGAATTAACACAAAACTATACACCCAACGGAGCATTTACGCAATTTACATATACAGGTACAAGTTTTTCTGGGCAATACCAAACAGATATTAGATTAAGTTGGCAAAAGAATAGTTCTATTCCTTTTCATTTTGACGTATTAGTAAACGGAACTGTTATTGGTACGCATAGTTGGGAAAGTTCATCCTCTAATACTCCAATTGTATTTGAATTAAAAGTTACTGGAAATATTACTTTAAATACGAATGATATAGTTTCTTTTAGATTTAGACAAGATATTGCAAGTGATTTTGAATTAATCGTTCAAATCGGACAAGGATTAGTTAAGATTCAAACACCTGGTTTAATTCCTGTTGATTTTGTTATAGACGATATGCTTGAGGTTAATCAATCTGTACCAAAAGGGATATTTCAAAGAGATTTTATTTCTTCTATTATTAAAATGTTTAATCTTTATATTGTAGAAGATACAACAAGAGATAAGCATTTAAAGATTATTCCATTTATAGATTTCTATACTACTACTGCTCACTTCTTACAAGTTAATGACCTTGAAGAAGAACTTTTAATTGATAATACAGACCTTCTTTTATTAGATGATTACTCTGCCTCACATTTAGATTGGACTGCAAAAGTAGATAGAAAGAAGGCTTTTAAATTAAAGCCGATGTCTGAACTAAACGGAAGATTCTTTGAGTTTAAATATAAACCGGATACTGATTATTACAATGAGGATTATTCAAAACATTATGCTCAAGGTTATGCTGACCATATTGAAGATACAGGATATGATTTTGCAACTGATAAACAAACTTCTGAAGTAATATTTTCAGCTACTCCATTAGTCGGTTATTCTGGAGAGGATAAAGTATTCCCAACAATCTTTAAGTTATCTAATACTCAAAACACACAATCAGAGGACCCGGTAGACCATAACATTCGAATAATGCAAGTTCGCAAAGTTAATGATGTAACAACTTGGCATATTAAAGATGGTAACCAAAACATAGGTGCAGGTCTAACAAGTTATGGTTATGCAGGGCATTTAGATGACCCCGATGCTCCTACTTCTGATATAAACTTCGGTGTGCCAAAAGAACTATATTTTTCTTTGAGCGTTAGTTATCCTTCGGCTAATTTATTTAACGGATTCTGGAGTGATTACGTTGCAGAAATAACCGATAAGGATTCTAAACTTTTAATGTGCTATCTCTATTTAAAGATAACCGACATCTATGGTTTAGATTTCTCAAAGCTAATTTATATTGATGGTGCTTTGTGGAGATTAAATAAAGTTATTGACTACAACCCTACGAACCCCGAAAGCACTAAATGTGAATTTTTACGAGTAATTGAATTAACATACGAATAATGGATTTAAATATTAAAAAAATACAACAAAACTTTATTGTATCTAACGAAAGTATTTCGATTAGCTATAATGCTATTTCTGGTTTATTGAATATCTATTCTTTAAAGCAAGAAAAGTCAATCGTAGAAGCACAAAACAAAGTTTCACTATCTCAATATTTGCCTACAAATAACACCTTACTACTGAAAGACAAAAGGGTAAAAGTAAAATATGTTACACCCTCTACTTGGAATGATGCTTTTAAATTAATTAAATTATTATGGCAAACGAGACAGTTGGCGTAAATGTCAATATAAAAACCAATGTTGCAGGTTCTATTGGGGAATTAAAGGCTTTAAAAAAGCAATTAAAAGAAACTGCTGCTGGGTCTGATGAATTTGTTAAACTCACGAATCAGATTGATGATTTAGAAGATAAACTTAAAGGAAGTAAACAAGCCGCAGGAGATTGGGTTGACCAATTAGCTTCAGCACCGGGTCCTCTTGGTCAAGTTGGTGGTGCATTAAATAGGTTAAAAGTATCTACTCAAAGTTTTGGTGGAGCATTGAAAGCTACCGGAATTGGTTTGTTTGTAGCTGCGTTAGGTGGTTTGATTGCTGCTTTTGCTCAATCAGAAAGGGCAACTAAAAAACTACAACCTTTACTAATAGGATTTGAAAGAATATTCAATGGAATATTTGCAGCTATTGAACCTGTCTTTGATGCTTTTATAGATTTAGCAACAAAGGCTTTACCTTATGTAACACAAGGGTTTGGTGTTGCTTATTCAGCGATTACTTCATTTATTCAAGGTATTGGTACTTTAGGACAAGCGGTAGGTAAGTTATTACAAGGAGATTTTGTTGGTGCTTGGGATAGTGCAAAAGAAGCCGTTACAGGTTTTGGGAAAAGGTATGATGATGCCAACAAAAGATTTATATCTGGCACAAAAGAAGTAACTAAAATTGAGCAAGAAGAATTAGATAAGAGAAAAGCGGCAGCAGAAAAAGCAGCAGAGGAAAGGAAAAAAAGACAAGAAGAAGAAGAAGCCGAAGAAAAGAAAAGATTAGAAAGGCAATTAGAATCAAGAAGGGCTTTGCTTATTTATACACGCGATGAATTAAGAAAGTTTGAAAAAGAACAAGCTGAAGCAGATAAAAAAAGAAGAGAAGAAGCCGAAGCAGAAGCAGCGTTAAATACAAGAAAAAACTTAATAAATCAAGTTTCATCTGCACAAGAAGTTAGTAAGGCTTTATCTGTTATTACTGCTAATAACTTACAATCAGCAAGAGACCAATATTCATCTTTATTAAGTTTTGAAATTGAATCTGGTAATTTATCATATAAAGAACAAGAAAAAAGATTTCAACAAATTCGTGAACTTGAAAGACAAAAATTAACAGATAGAAAAGCAACACAAGCTGAACTTGATTTATTTGATAAACAATCTAAAGAACAAGAAAAGAAAAGAGATGAAGCAGCAGCGGAAACAAAAGCACAAATTATTTCTGGAGCATTAGGTACTATTGCTGATGCCGTTGGAAGAAATACAATTGCAGGAAAAGCTGCATCTATTGCTCAAGCTACTGTTGATACTTATGCGGGAGCGAACAAAGCATTGGCTACTTATGCACCACCATTTGGAGCAATTGCTGCGGGTACAGTTATTCTTGCGGGATTATTAAATGTAAGAAAAATTATTGGAACTAAAATACCACCGCCACCGGGTTCAAAAGGAGTTAGCGATAACACTACGGCACCTGCTGCTGCACCTATTACACCGGGGCAATTTATACAATCAAGTCCTACTGTATTAAATGCACAAGCCATTCAAGAATTAGGTTCAGCAACAAATAGAGCCTATGTTGTTGAAAGTGACGTCACTAACTCACAAGAAAGAATAAGAAGAATCAATAGGGCTGCAAGATTAAGTTAAAATCTATTTATAGTTATGGAAAAAGAATTACCAATATACCGATTAGATATAGTTGAAGATTTAGAATCAAATGTCGAAGTGGATTTTGTCGCATTAGTTGATAGACCTGCGATTGAGAAATCATTTTTAGCGTTTCAAGATTCGTATTCCGATTATCCAGATTCAGTTAGTAACAACGCAAAGGCTGCTTTAAAATGGGCAGATGAAAACGGATGGGGTTCTTGCGGTACTCCTGTTGGTAAGCAAAGAGCCAATCAATTAGCAAACGGAGAACCGATTTCTTTTGAGACAATAAAAAGAATGTACTCCTTCCTTTCAAGACACAAAGAGAACGCACAGAGTTCAAAGGGTTATGGAGATGGGTGTGGGCAATTAATGTACGATGCGTGGGGTGGAGCAAGTGCTTTGAGTTGGGCAGAGGCTAAAATAAACTCAATAGAAAAACAAAAGTTTGCCATTCAAGATGAAGAGGAAAGGATTATTTCCGGTGCTTTGATGTTAGCCGATACTCCTATTTACCGAAACGATGCCAATGGGGAATACTATGTTGTTTTTACTAAAGATACTATTAAAAAGATTGCTCAAAAATACTTTAAGAAAGGTTACCAAAATAACGTAAATTTGATGCACGATTCCGGTCAAGTAATGGATGGGGTAACAATGTTTGAGAGTTGGATAGTAGATGAAAACAGAGGGATAAAACCGATGAAGGGTTTTGAAGATGTAAAGGATGGTAGTTGGTTTGGTTCTTTCAAAGTTGAGAACGATGAAGTTTGGCAGATGATTAAGGATGGCAAAGTACAAGGGTTTTCGGTTGAGGGGATATTTAATTACAAAACTCAATCGAAGGAAGAGAAGATGATGCAAGACATCATTGATATTCTAAAAGAGGTTTCATAGTTAGTTTTCATAGTTTTGTTTGAAGGGGGGTGTTTCTACACTCCCCTTTTTCTATTTGGTCACTTACGTAAGTGTTTACTATTTATGGGTAAATTCTTTATGTCTCCACAAGAAGCATTATTAAAAATCAAGGCGATGTTCGCTGAACAACAAGAAGTTGTTGCTCCCGAAGTTGCCGTAGCCAATTTCGCTGAATATGTTTTAGCGAGTGGTGTTAAAGTTATGGTTGATAAACTTGAGGTTGGCGGTAAGGTTACTCTTTTAGATGAAGCCGGGAATGAAGTTCCTGCTCCTGTCGGAGAGCATACTCTTGCTGATGGTTCTGTTATCGTTTTAGATGAAACAGGCACAATCCTTGAGATTAAAGTTCCAGAAGTTGAAGTTGAAATCGAAGCACCAGAATCTGAAGTTGAATTAATGAAGAAGAAGGTTGCTGAAATGGAAGCACAACTTGAGGCTTTAAAAGGTTACAAGAAAGAAGCTGAAGTTAAAATGAGCGAGAATATTGCTCAAATGAACGATAAGTTCTCAAAAGCTATTTCTGAACTTACAGATGTAGTTATCGAACTTACTAAAACTCCTTCAGTTGCTCCTACTCAACCAAAGCAATTCACAAAGCATTTCGAATCTAAAAACGACAAAATCTCTCGTTTTCTTTCTAATTACGCAAAATAAATTTTTAAAAACTTAAAATTTAATAACAATGGCTTTTGATGTTTCAGCATTAGCAAATTATACCAAAGAGAATGAAGCTCTATTGGTAACTTCTTCCGTACTCGGAAGTAAAACCGCTTCTTTGATTAAGAGTCAAGGAAATGTAATGGTAGGTGTAAAATCTGCCGAGACTATCAACATTATGGACACTGACGCTATCTTCCAAGCAGGTGGCTCTTGCGGTTTCAACGCAAGTGGTTCAACTACTTTCACGCAGCGTACTGTAACTGTTGGTAAGATTAAAGTAAACGAATCTCTTTGCCCTAAAGACCTCGAAGCAAAATATTTGCAGAAGGCTTTACCAGAGGGAAGCCGCTACGATTCAATCGCTTTCGCTTCTGACTATACAGACAAGAAAGCGGCTCGTATTGCATCGCAACTTGAAACTGCTATCTGGCAAGGTTCAACAGGAAGTGCAAACGTTAACCTAAACAAATTCCAAGGTTTGGTTACTTTGGTTGGTACTTCTGCGGTAGAAGCTAACAACGCTACTTATTACGGTGGTACTGCAACTGCAATCACTACTGCTAACGTAGTTGCTATCTTCGATGCTCTTTACAAAGCAATCCCTGCAACTGTTGTAGCAAAAGATGATATGACTATCTGGTGTGGTCAAGATGTTTTCCGTACTTATACAATCGCATTGAAGAACGCTAATATGTTCAACTATGCTTTCGATGGTAAGGCTGATAGCGAGTTCTTCTTACCCGGTACTCCGATTAAAGTTGTAGCAACTCCCGGTTTGAACGGTGTAAATAAGATTTATGCTATCCGTTTGAGCAATATGTTCTTGGGAACTGACCTTCTTAATGAAGAAGAGCGTTTCGAACTTTTCTATGCTAAAGAGGCTGACCAAGTTCGTTTCGTAAGCGAGTTCAAGATGGGCGTGAATGTTGCCTTCTTGGATGAGATTGCTTCTTTCATTATCTAATTAAACGAGTGGGTAATCTTTCGGGGTTACCCACTCTTAACTAATAAAACTTAATAAAATGCCTTGTGCTTTAACCCAAGGGTACACACTCGATTGTAAGGATAGTTTAGGCGGTATTAAAGCGGTATGGTTAATCAATCACGCAAACGTGACTGCAATTACCGAGGCTTCTGGTATCGTTTCTACTATTACTAAAGCAGCGAATAAAGTATTCTACAAATATGAGTTGGTTAAGAATACAGGTGCCTTGACTGAAACTGTTACCGCTTCTGTTGAGAACGGAACTGTGTTTTATGCTCAAGAACTTTCTGTTGTTCTTAACAAACTCCAAGCAAATACTCGTAATGAGATATTGCTTCTTGCTCAAGCTACTCTGATGGCTGTTGTTCAAGATGCTAACGATAAATATTGGTTGTTAGGTCGCGTAGCAGGATTAGATGTAACAGGTGGAACTGCGGCTACGGGAACTGCTCAAGGAGACCGCAATGGATATACTTTAACTTTCACAGGTGGCGAGAAACAACTTGCTCCCGAAGTTAATAGTAGCATCATCGCAGGTCTTACTTCATAATAGCTTTCGTGGTTCGTTATAGGTAGGTAGATTAGCCATCCCTTTTGGGGTGGCTTTTTCTTTATTGTAAAAATCCAAGATTTATCTATTTAGTAGTATGATATATTTAACAAAGGGTGCAACGAGTCAGATTATCCTTACTTTAAAGGAGAAGCAGACCTTATCAGCACCTAATTATTTATTCGTTTTTACGCATAGGGGTTCAAATATAGAGGTTAAATTTGTTATCCTAAATGCAGCCGATACTTCCGCTTTTAAGGATAGGTTTAATCAATTCTCAATAGTTACAAATACTTATTTTGGAACGCAAGATTCTGGGGAGTGGGAATATCAAATCTACGAGCAAACTTCTACTACGAATACAAACCCTGCCAACGCTACCGGATTAATCGAAACAGGCATAATGAGGCTTAATGAATCTACTTCATTTACATATACGAAACACCAACCAAATAACACATTTATAGTACGATGATGGATAATTTAGTTATATTAACATTTGCAGAAGCAAAGCAACCCGAATACAGGGAAAAGAAAGGAGTTGGGTATATTGAGTTCGGAGATAAGAACGATTACCCTAATTACCTTTTAAGCCTATACAATAAGAGTGCGAAACATAATGCTATTGTAAAAGGTAAAGTCAATTACATAACAGGTAACGGATGGGCAGCAAAAGAGGATGATGTTAAAGCCGAAGAGTTTATTAACAATGCCAATCCTTACGAATCTTTGATTGATGTTACACGCAAAGTTTCGATTGATATTGAGGTTTTCGGTGGTGCTTATATGGAGATTGTTTGGAGTAAGATAGGCGGTCAAATCGCTTCTATAAGCCATATAGACTACACAAAGGTTCGTTCTAACAAAGACAATACTCAATATTGGATTAAAGATTGGAACGATAGAAAAGCCGAAGCGGAAGTTGTGTTAGGTTACAATAAAGATTTAAGAGAAGGTAAGCAGATTCTTTACATTAAAGAATACAGACCGGGTTTAGATACTTACGCTTTACCGGGTTACATAGGTGCGTTAAATTATATTGAAAGTGATGTTGAGGTTTCCAAGCACGTCTTGGGTAATGCACAAACAGGGTTTTCTGCAAGTAAACTTATTACTTTACCTAACGGAGAACCGACACCAGATGAAAAGAGAAATATTGAAAGAAGATTTACCGAAAGATTTAGCGGTTCGGATGGTAAGAAGTTTATTCTTTCTTTTGTTCAAGATATAGCCAAGAAACCTGCGGTTGATGATTTAGGGGCGAGTGATTTAACTAAAGAAGATTTCGGAAGAGTAGATACAATGATTCAGCAGAACATTTTTGCAGGGCATCAGATAACTACTCCTTCTTTGTTTGGTATTTTAGTTGAGGGTTCTTTAGGTACTCGTTCAGAAATCAGAGATGGCTACGAAGTATTTAAGAATACTTATGTAAATGATAAGCAGCAATATTTAGAGGATATCTTTAATTCGTTGGCTGAAATAAACGGAGTTACTACTGAAATTTATATTAAGCCGGTAGAGCCGATTAACTTTGAGTTTAGCGAAAGTATTATTTCTCAATTTGCTCCTAAAGAGTGGATACTTGAGAAGATAGGTGTTGATATGACTAAATATCAAACTCCTGTTGAACCTACGCAACAAGGTTTAATTAATGAGCATCTAAAAGGAATGAAAGGTCGGGAGTGGCAAAACTTCCAACGAATAATTCGTAAATACAACAAAGGCGAGATTACTAGAGACCAAGCAATCCAAATGTTAAAAAGTGGGTACGGATTAGATGATGAAGCAATCAACACTTGGTTAGGTGATGATACTTATGAGCAAAGATTTAGCGATGTTGATTCCGTTATTTCTATGTTTGATGAATACGGAGAAAAGACTGAAAACTTTTCTGTATTAGCAACAAGACAAGTATTTAGTGCGGATGAAGAAATGCAAATGTTCGCTGAAGTAGTAGATGATACATTAGATAAAAAAATCTTGAGTGTTATTGCTACCAATAAGAACATACTTGCAGAGGATATCGCAAAAGCATTACAAGAAGATTTAGTTGTTATTCAAGAAAGAATAAATAAATTAATAGAGTTAGATTATTTAAAAATAAATACTAAAACAGGTTTACCTACTTTATTAAAACCTTTAAGTGAAATTATTGATAAGCCTATCAAAAGAACATTTTTAATTCGTTACGCTTACGAGTGGAAGCCAGAAGTATCTTATGGGGAAAGGGATTCTAATGCACACCCATCAAGACCTTTTTGCCAACGAGTAATGGGATTAGATAAGTTTTGGTCAAGAACGGAAATAGAAACGCTTTCTCGTAGATTAGGATATTCAGTATTCGATAGAGGTGGCGGTTGGTGGACAATGCCAAATGGTATTCATTCTCCTTCTTGCAGACATAGATGGGTTTCAAAAGTTGTAGTTAAAAAATAAGAAATGAGCAGGAATATACTTTTTATTTCAGTAGATACTATTAAAGACAGAACCGGACTTCACAATAACGTAGATGAAAAATTGGTTAATCCAGAAATCTTAACCGCACAAGATATGTATATCCTTCCTGCATTGGGAACTGCGTTATACGAAAGGTTACAAGATGGGATTGCTAATAACAATCTGACACAAATTGAAACGAGCCTTTTAGATACTTACATAACACCGACACTCGTTTATTATGTAATGAGTGAACTTCCTATGGGATTGAGTTATCAATTCTATAATAAGGGAATGGTTCGTAAATCTGGAGAAGGGCAAGAGAATCCTTCGGCTGCGGAGATTATTGATGTAGCGGATAGATATAGAGCAAGAGCCGAGTTCTACAAACAAAGATTAGTTAAGTATTTAATTGATAGAAGTGGATTTAATACTTTTCCAGAATATAACAATCCGGGTTCTACTTACGATACGATGGTTCCCGAAAGACAAGCCTATACTACTTCGATTTGGTTGGATGATTCCGATTGTTGTAGAGGCAAGAGTTTTGAAGAAAAATATCAAGGTAATATAAATCGTTGTTGTGGCGAATAAAACCTATTCTCTTAAAAATCAAAAAAAGCTACGGCTTTACTTACAAAAACAAGAAAATGGCATTGACATTAAACCAAGTGGTAACGCAGATAACAAATCTAGGGAACGCACACAAGCAGATAAAAAGCGTTTACTTCGGTGACTTGTCGGATTACCTATCAAGGGGAACGGAGAATATTTATCCTTCATTGTTCTTTGATTTAACCGGTGGTTCAGTAGGCGAGAGAGATGTTACGTTGAATTTCTCTTTATATTTCTTTGATAGAATGCTACCAGAGGACACTAACGAAACGGAAGTTTTGAGTGACCAATTAGAAATCTGTCAAGATATTATCGCACAATTAAGATACAATAACTTTGATTTTGATGAAGGTTTAAGTGCTTCTTTGACTTTCTTTACCGAGGATACTCCGGATTTACTTGCGGGAGTTAGAGCGGATATTTCTATTGAATTGCCTTATACGGCTAACAGATGTCAAGTTCCCACCACCTATGCATATCCGAGTTAATATTTCTATATAGATAAAAGAATACAATGGCTAACAAAAAGATAAACGAACTCGTAACCCGAACCCCAAGTTTAAGCGACTTAATTTTAGTTGGAGACCCTTCTTCGGGATATTCCTATAAAGCGACTGTAACGGCATTAGCGACAATTATTGAAACCGATATCGCTGATGGCTTTGTTACTTTATCTACTACGCAAACAATTAGCGGTGCAAAGACCTTTAGCAATAATTTGACTTTAACGAGTGTAGCGAATGCAGCTACTACTCAAACAAAGTTCTTGACTTTAAATGCAAGTAATGTTGTTAATTACAGAACAGGAGCGGAAGTTTTAGCTGATATTGGCGGTCAAGGTACTTTAACTTTAACAACAACCGGAACAAGTGGTGCAGCGACTTTAGTAGGAAATACTTTAAACATTCCTCAATATACCGACCAATATGTAGGTACTGTTACTTCGGTGGCTATGACTGTACCTACCGGATTAACTGTATCTGGAACTCCTATTACTTCAAGCGGTACGTTAGCGGTTAGTTTACAAAGCGGATATTCTATTCCTACTACGGCAAGTCAAGCTAATTGGGATTCGGCTTATAATGATAAAATTAATAGTGCAGCCGTAACCGGAACTACTACTAAAACTTTGACTTTAACGCAACAAGATGGCGGAACTGTAACTGCTTCTTGGACTGACGATAATACCGATGCCGTAACTTCCGTATTCGGAAGAACCGGAGCGGTTGTAGCAACGGAAGGAGATTATTCTTTGACTCAATTAAGTGATGTAACAATTACTTCTCCTTCTAACGGACAAGTTTTAAAATATAACGGAACAACGTGGGTAAATGATACCGATGCGAATACCGGTACAGTAACTTCGGTTGGTCTTTCTGCTCCTACTGGATTTTCGGTAACTAACTCTCCAGTAACTTCTTCGGGTACTTTAACCTTATCTTTTGCGAGTGGTTATTCTTTACCGACAACCGCTTCTCAAACAAACTGGGATACGGCGTATACGAATAGAATTACGAGCTTAACCACTACCGGTTCAAGTGGTGCAGCTACTTTAGTTTCTAATACATTAAACATTCCTAACTATACATTGGCTGGATTAGGTGGTGTTTCCGGAAGTGGTACTACCAACTATATCCCCAAGTTTACAAGTTCTAGTGCAATAGGAAATAGTGCATTACAAACCGATAATAACGGAAATATATTTACAATTTCTGGAGATAATTGGGGAACTGGAGCAGGGGGAGTTAATTTATCTTATAATTCAAATGTTGGGTATTTAACTACTTATTACGATGCTACAAGTTTAACTCTTGGTGCAGGAATATCTTATAAAAATGGTATTACTATCAGTGGGCATGACGATGTTAATAATATCACTTTTAGGGTTAATAACTCCGAGCAAATGCGTTTGACCTCTACTGGCTTGGGTATTGGTACTTCTTCCCCCAACGCAACATTAGACGTTAGAACTGCATCAAATAGTTTATCATTTAAATCACAATCAAATGATGCTACGGCAGCAAATAATTCAGGGTTGTTGGTTTATAATACTGCTTCTGCAACGGCTGCTTCAAGAGCAACACAATTAGTTTTAGACCCTAATGGTGCAAATGCAATTAATTCAGATTATCTAGTTTTAGAAATGTTAGGAAATGGGGAAGCTAATTTAAACAATACAAAAGCTGATGGATTAATAAAATTTTCTACTGCTGCAACAGAGAGAATGCGTTTAGATGCCTCTGGTAATTTAGGCTTGGGTACTTCAAGTCCAGCAGAAAAATTAGATGTATATGATAATAGTGCATCAAATGTTTCAATAAAAGTTGGGAACACAAGCGGTGCTTTACAATTATTGCAAGGCAATGGTGCTGCTTATTTATATACCGCTACAAATCAGCCACTCATCTTTAGCAATAACAATAGCGAGAAGATGCGTTTAGATGCCTCTGGTAATTTAGGCTTGGGTACTTCAAGTCCTGCATATAAGTTGGATGTAAATGGTAATGCACATATAGGGACTGGAGATTCAAGATTAATTATTGGGGATGTTGTATCTGCAAACACAGAGAGTGTTATTTGGTTAAGAACAGGAAGTGGAAAATATGCTTATAGTATAGCAGCACAATCATTAGCAGATGAATCATTAACTATTGCACGTTCAACAACACAAGGGGGAACAACATTTACAACGGCAAGTTTAACTCTTAATTCATCTGGTAATTTAGGACTAGGAGTAACACCGAGTGCGTGGGGAAGTGATTATAAAGCAATACAAGGAGGTAATGGTAGTAATGGAGTTGGAGGTTCTTTTGCATTTTTTAATAATTTGGCAAACGGTGTTATTCTTTATTCTAACGCATACAATAATAATACTAATGATATTTATACATTTACTGCACCTGCTGCTAAATATGTGTTAGAAAATAATGTATATAAATGGTTTCAAGCACCACAAGGCACAGCAGGTAATGCCATAACCTTTACACAAGCTATGACCTTATTTAGTACAGGTAATTTGGCGGTAGGGGGAACAAGTGATAATGGGTATAAACTTGATGTGAGTGGAACGGGTAGGTTTACGGGAGATTTAAATGTATTAGGTTCTTCAAGTAGAAAACTAACAATAGGTGGAACAGGAGCAGGTAATTATGGAGAATTACAATTAGGTGATGGAACACAAAATAATCCTTACTACTTAACAACACAAGTAGGCGGAAATAATGATGGTATAGCAATCAAAAGAGGTTCATCTTCTTTTTTATCTTTTGCCTCAACAGGTGCAGCTACATTTAGTTCATCGGTTACAGCTACATCATTTAACGGAACTACAAATAATATATTTAGTGTTTCAGGAACAGAAGGTATGCGCCTAACCTCCACAGGATTAGGCATAGGTACGACTTCCCCGACACGATTATTAGATGTTAATGGAGTAATAAGAACCCAAAATGCAGGTTCAGCAGGTGCGCCATCTATTGAATTAGGAACATCAGCTCAAGGTAATGGGTTATTCTATCCAACAACTAATACCATTGCAATTTCTACCAACGATACCGAGCGAATGAGAATAACAAGTGGGGGAGATGTAGCTATAAATACAACTACTGCTAATAGTAAATTGCACGTTGCAGGCTCATTACGTTTGCCATTAGTAACAAAATCAGCTACTTATACTTTAGACGCTACGGATTATACAGTAGGCTTTGATTGTACAGGTGCAAATAGAACAGCAAATCTTCCCGATGCAACCACTTGTAGTGGAAGGATATATGTAATTTATCAGTTTGGTGGTGGGTCTACTTATGGGGTTACAATAGATGGTAATTCATCACAAACTATTAATGGTTCAGCCACTTATGTACTACAAGGATATTGTGATTATAGTTCAGTAATGATACAATCAGATGGCTCTAACTGGGTAGTAATTTCAGATGCTTTACAAACAGGATGTTTATAAACTAAAAACAAAATAAAATGACACAATTTTCTTGGACAATTTCACAACTTGACACCGCTCCGCAAAGCGAAGGGTTAATAGATGTTGTAAAAACAGTACACTATCGCTACAAAGGTATTGATGGCGATTATCAAGCAGAAACTTACGGAACGTATTCTTGTGGAGAACCTTCTCAAAGCGACTTTACGGCTTATCCCGATTTAACAGAGGCAGATGTTATCGGTTGGTTAGAGGTTGGTTTAGATGTTGATGCTATGCAAACAAACATCGAAACTCAAATCGAAAACTTGAAAAACCCACCCATAGTAAACCTACCTTTGCCTTGGAGTGAAAATAGTAATCAATAATCTATTTAAAATAAAACCTATATGAATTTAAAACTGCACGAAGTACTATCTCTCTATTACGAACTTAACGGAGTAACCAAACAAGGGCAAGAAGCAGAAGTTATTACTCAAGGAATGCTTAAACAGAAAATGTCTCTAAAGACAAAGGTTTACCTTCAGCGACTAAACAAAGTAGTTAGCGAAGAGGTTAAACTTTACGAAGAGGCAAAGCAAGAACTTTGGAAAAAGTGGGGAGATGAAAAGGATGGGATGATTGAAATTCCTTCCGATAAGGTTTCCGACTTTAACAAAGAACTTCAAGATTTGCTAACCGCAGAAAAGGAAATAAATGTTTCCGAACTATGGGGAGCGGATTTAAAGTTAGAGCATTTGGAGAGTATTGAAACCGATGAATTTTACCCGGCATTATTTACGCTCATAGATTCAAAATGACCGATTTAGTTTTATTTCTCGTAGGACAAGCAATAGCCATTTTAATAGGCTTAATAAGTATTTATGTAAAGGTATCTCTTAAACTCAAAGAATTAGAGATTCGTGTATCGGTAGTAGAAAAACAAGATGACCAGATATCAAGAAAGTTGGATACTATCGCTAATCAACTAAATGCTTTATCCATTCAATTACAAAATAAACAAGACAGAGAATGAAGTTCGGGTTAAAGGAGTATTTCAAACCTACTCCAAAGCGAATCAGAATGTTTGGAGATTCTCTTGCTGCTGCCGGTACATTCGGTGCAAGTATTGTTATTTTGAATGGCGAACCCAAAGTAGGTACTATTATTATGGTTATTGCGGTTCTCGGAAAGTTTATATCAAACTTCTTTTCCGATGAAATATCTTCTAATTAGTATTTTTCTTTTAAGTTGTAATCCTGTTAAACAGGTTTTACGAGATAAAGAAAAATTGGATAAGGTCGCTGAATATGTCATTAATTCTGGGTATTGTGCCAACGATACTATTATCCAATCCAAAAGCGACACTTTAATAACTTACGATACTATTTACGAAAAGAATGATATTATTCGGAACATTCTCAAGACCGACACTTTAAGGCTTTCCTTTACTAAAACATTAGTAAAAACCATTAGAATAACAGACACTATCCAAAAGGTAGTTATTGATAATGCTCGTATAAAGCTATTAGAGGCGAAATTAGCCATCCAAACCGAAAAGGTAGAAGAATATAAGGCAAAGGCTAAAAGCCGCTTAAATTGGCTCGTATTGCTTCTAATTGCAATCTGTGTTCGTTTACTCTACAAACCTATAAAGAAACTTATTTTATG